CCTCTAGGTTTGTATTTAAAACCATCTGCATGTGCTTTGTTAAAAAAAACAGAAGCAACAAGTAATGCAAAACCACCAACAATCCCTGCAACAAGAAGCCATGTGACAGCCTCACCAATCTGTCTTCTCATTTGTTGTTGTTTGTAAACTGTCTCTTGACGTTGCTTTCTTATCTGACCTTCCATAGCCAATAGCTCATCATAAGCACCCGGACCATGAGTCATATTTAGAAATGTCTTGAGTTCGTACCTTTGTTCCTCAAGTTTCTTCTTTGCAGCGTATGCAGCCATTGCCGCCTCTTCAATAGAACCTGCTTTAAACAATTTACCAAACAAGGGAGGATTCTTCGCTTGTTTCTCTGCATTGTCAACATCTGATACTGCTCCCATCCATCTACCAATGTCTCCCGACATTTGTTCAATGTCACGACCAACTGCAAATCCCTGTTTTATTGCAGAAAAAGCTTTACTCGCCACACCTACGGCTAATGATATAGTTACTGGATCCATATCCAAATTATATCATAGGTTATTTACCTTTGTTACCCCTTGCAGCGGATGCCATGTTAATTCTGTAAACATTTACATCATTTCGATCATCAGCAATACTCTCCTGTAGCTTCTGTCTTTCTTGAGCTAATTGATATGCTTGCTGTAACTTGGCTGCATCAACTTGAAAATTCATTTGATCATTCATAGCTTTACGTTGTAGCTCTGCCGAATCGTTCTCAAGTTCTTTCTTTCTGATTTCTACCAATGGATCTGGTGGTGTTGCTGGTGCCAACGAAGGTATTAACTCATTTAATATCTCACCAGTTTGTTGAGCAATCGCTGCTTCCATTGCTGCTGGATCTATTTCTGGAACTGGCTCACCCTTCATTTGTGCTTCTTCGGCAGTCTTTTGGAAGAACACAGTTACCTGATCACGAGCCATTAAACCAACATGATCTTGTACATGTGCCTGTAACATCAAATATCCTTGCGGATTTGCCTGTGATGCAGGGTTTGCCAAGAAAGGAATGTGAGCTCTGACATGTGCTTCATGATCTTGTTCTGGGAATGCCTGTAATGGCATTCCTTTTAACGCATTTCCGTTCTCGGTTGCTGGATCAATAGGCTGTGGTTGTGGTGGCTCTGGTAAAATAGCATCTATATTCTTGATATCTAACGCATCATACATTCTTCTATACGCTTCACGCAAATTATGCATCTGCGGTGCAGCTTGTGCCATCTGTAATTGTGTCTGTGCTAGTGATAATCGCTGTGCCATAGAGAAAATGTTCGGATCTGACACTGGAAGTATGTCTACACGACCATCAAAGTCCTTTTGCATCGTCTCTGGAGGCACATTTCCAACAAAATAAGGGTACGGAACTGGATTTTCAGCAAAAATCTCCGATAACATGCGAAATTCTTGCTTTTGTCCGTAATGTAGACGCTTATGTATGCTCGAAATGATCTTTGAACCCTGTTCAATCAGTGCAACAGTCGTTCCAACAGGTGCATTTGAGTTTACATCTGCTATTTTTGCGTCTGCAACCTGTGCAAAACGCTTTCCAGAGTCAACAACTACACCTAAAAGGTTCGCTAGTGTAGCGGATGGCTCTTTATATGGCAGTGGGATGATGGAATTTTTGAGATCTCCGCCTGGGACATCGATGTCTCTGAACTCACCAGGATTAAGAGGCTCATCATCATTACGAATACGAACACCCCTCGATTTAAAACCTGCTGGAAGATTTGATAAAGTACCTGCATCAATTAACTGCCTTAAAATAGAAGTCGCAGCACGAGATAAGCCTCCGATTGTGTGCAATAAACCGAAGCCGTAAAAACCAAATCCTGGTAAAAATTTAAAGTGTACAAAATACTGCCTCTTTCTCTTTAGTGGGTCTTCTTCTCTAAAGTTTCTAACCACAGATAACACTTTTCCAGAATTCTGATCAAGGGTGACAATATAAGGCAACATAACACCCGAAGTATTCCCCGCCATATCCGTGTCTTCAAAACCTTCCAAGTCCAAGTCAATGTGGCATTCCAATAAGGTATAAGAGTCATCAGAATAGTTTGGGCGTAATCCCAGCAACTCATCAGCACGCTCTTGGATAGCTCCATCGTCTTCGCCATCGCTTGCTTCAGATAATTCAACATCTCTATAAACTCCTGCTACTTGTAGTTTGCGAATATCATTATACGACATTGTAACAACATGTGTCACCCTCTCTGCCGTTCTTAAATCACTAGCCGAATAAGGAACTACCAAATCTTCTGCTGGTACAAACTTAGAAACGGCTCTCTTTTTAGTCTCATCAAAATAAACTTTTTTAAATGTAGATCCAGTTAACGGCAAATAAAATAACATTTGATCTGTGTCTGGGTCATACTCCTCCATGATCTCAGTAACCTGATAATTCATAAAGTCTTCTACACGCTGTGCCTGATCTTCAGTCTCCTTGGTCGGTGATCCAAGAACCTGTGTTTTTACAGGACCACCACTTGGTAACATCTCCTTGTACGCTTGTGCTTGAAACTGGGTAACAGCCTCTGACAATAATGGATGTGTTACACCACTGGCACCTAAGAAGGGTTCACTTCGATCTTCGTAATTTATACCAAGTAACCCTAATCCCTTTGCAATCGCTTCTTCCCAATCTTCCCTAGACTCAACATCCTCACGGAACTTGGCTTGTATATCTGATGATAACTCTCCCAGAACTGAATCGTCAAGAACCTCTGCAAGATTGGCTGCATGATCATATTCTTCTGCTTCAACTTCTAAATCCTCATCATCAATCATTTCAACACCCTCGGGCATTGTTTCCATATCTTCTTCTAATTCAATATCTAAACTATCTTCTTCGGGCATCATCTGACCCCCTGCTCCCATTGATTCTTCTACCATGCCTGCTATTTGTCTAGGTTCTGCCATTAGTATATCCTCGTTGTTCGTTTTTTACCGGGTAACATTCGATTCGAAAATCTATTCTGCACTTCTATAAAAGCTCCGTTACTTGCATTTACCATACCTCCAGATGCCATTTTTTTACCATACTTTTGAAAAAATGCTCTAGGAGACATTGTTTTTTTATCAACCAATAATTGTTCCTGTATTTGAATCACTCCGTCTGAATCTCTAGATGATCCTGCAGCTTTTATCGCTGGAGGTTTTAATAAGTTACCCCTTTTATCATATTTTGAAGGTTCTACCTTTTTTTCTACTGGTTTATACGAAGTATCTCCACCAGCTTTTTTAAAAGTACCTACTAATTTATTTTTTATATCACCACTAGTAGTAGATGTATAAGAAGGATGATTCTTTAAATCTGCTAATGTTTTAATTTTTCCATCTTTCGTATCTTTTGCTATCTGATCTGCTTTTACATTAAATACCTTCATAAATTTAGATTCTCTCTTTGGAGTCTTAGAAGGATCTTTCTCTATTATTTTGGATGGTCCTGGTGTTCCTTTAGCTTCAAAAGATGAGTTCATCGTTACTCGTTTACCATCAGGCATAGTAACATTCATCATCATATTGTTAGGATTACCAAACCTACTATTTAAAAATACTTTAGTACCGTCTTTTAAATATATATTTTTCTGTGTGGTGCTCTCTTTACCACCAACCTTTATCTTCTTACCACGCTGTCTACTTATTCTTTTATCTGTATCTTCAAGACTTGCCATTAATAATACTCTCTTGCTCTACGGGGATACCAGTTCTCTGGAATCTCTTCGCCTTTTAAATCTATAAAACCACCCTGTCTAAATCTCATCAAAGCCATCGTCATACTATCACAATAGTCATCATGATCTCCATTTGGAAAAGAGGCAACCTCTTCAATAACATCCTCTGCAAACTTCTCTCCATCAGGATACCATACTTTACCCGATTCGAATATAGGCGATACTATATGCATTCTCATAGTCTTATCTATACCACCGCCACCTTTTCGTCTACCGGGACTAAACGTAGTAACAGGCAGATTTAACAATCTTAATTCATCAGCCAAAGGTTGTCCACTCGCTTTTGCCTCAATCAACATCATGTCAGGATCCCAATACTCATTTTGCTCTATAGCAATCTCCTTCAACTCGGGAAAACTCCATCGTCCCTTCTGTGCATCCAACATAATTAAATGCTGATCCCCATTCTCCTTCGGCTCAAATACACCCCAAGTCGTTATCGCACTATAGTCAGCCGTCTCCTTTTTACTGTACGCAGTATCATAACTCTGAATTATATATTCTAATCTAGGCGTATCAGGTCGCTCCCAACTCTGCCACCAATCTCTCTTGATCATAGCAACAGCTTCCGATGTCGGATTCTGCTGCCACTGGGCATTCCACTTGACCGGGGACAGTGATGCCTTGACCTTTAATAATTCATCAACTTCCCAAAACTCGGGCCATAATGGTTTATCACTAGGTAAAATGGCAGGAAATTCTATTACCTCCCATTGATCCGACATACTGTCCATCGCCATATTCTGTATCAAACGACCCGTCAAATCCTTCTTCGACCATCTCGTCTGAACAATTATGATGGTACCCCCCGGTTGTAATCTCTGTCTCGGTCCAGATGTGTACCACTCATATGTATTATCATAAGCAACCGTGGACAATGCATCTTGTTCCGAGTGCGGATCATCAATGATCAATAAATCCGCTCCACGACCCGTCATTGCGGCACCCACCCCCGCAGCGAAATATTC